GTTGGCGCTACACCTTTGGCACTAGCATATAATAGTGCTGCTGTGGTTACAATAGGGGCAAATGGTGCCATTACAGTTAATCCAGACGGAGCAAATCCTTTTACTTTTCCAACAAGTGATGGCAGCGCTAGTCAAGTATTACAAACAGATGGCTCTGGTAATTTAAGTTTTGCTACTGTGAGTGGCGTAGGTGGCGGAGACACATTTAAAAATATTGCAATGCCAGATGGTTCAACAGTTGTAGCTGCTGATAGTTCAACTGATACATTAACTTTAGCACAAGCAGGATTAGTTAGTATAACAGGTGATAGTTCAACTGATACGGTAACAGTTAGCACAGTTTCATCTTCTACTATTCCTTTTTTAAAGGCAGATGGTAGTTCGTCTAATATAGATTTACAAACTTCAGGCACAATAGGTGAAGTTATAAGTAACCTACATATACCATTCACATTAGCAAATGGTTCAGATGTAACAACATTGGTGGTAGCGTAATATGGCAGTTAAAACTCCAGTAAAAGCAACATTCACAGGTAGTGATGTAACAGGTCTTGCCGAATATCAAGCGGCCGATTTTATCGGCGTAGTTGATGGCGGTACAGGTGCGGTCACCCATACAGCTAATGCTATTCTTTTAGGTAATGGCACAAGTGCTTTACAATCATCAGCTATTCAGATTTCTGGTACAAGTATTTCAACTTCTGATTCCACACAAATTCAAATCAATGAGGGTTTAGATGTTTCAGGTGCATTATCAGTAGGCGGTGCATTAACTGTTACAGGCAATTTAACTGTACAAGGCACGACAACTACTGTTAATTCATCTACAATTGAAATTACAAATTCATTTACTTTTGAAGGTTCAACAGCTGACGCATATGAAACAGTATTAGGTGTTGTTGACCCAACTGCCGATAGAACAATTAATTTACCAAACGCATCTGGTACAATCGTATTACAAGATACTACTGATACATTAACAAATAAAACAATCAATAGTGCATCAAATACTATTACGATTACAGAATCTAATATTTCAGATTTACAATCATATATCTTAGCAGGTTCTACAGACACTTTAACTAATAAATCAATTAGTTTAACATCTAATACTTTAACAGGTACAACCGCTGAATTTAACACAGCATTAAGTGATGGTTCATTTGCTACATTAGCTGGTACCGAAACACTTACAAACAAAACTATTGATGCTGATAATAACACTATTAGTAATATTGGTGATAGTGAATTATCTAGTGGCATTAGTGCAACAAAGATAGCAGATGGTTCTATATCTAATACAGAATTTCAATATTTGAATGGTGTAACATCAAATATTCAGACACAATTAAATACTAAAGCTTCAACCGCTTTTGCTATTGCACAGGCAGTAGCTTTAGGATAAGGATAAATATTTTTATGGCGAATCCAACAACGAGAGAAACATTAAAACAATATTGTTTAAGAAACTTAGGTAAACCTGTTATTGAAATCAATATCAGCGATGACCAAGCCGAAGACAGAATTGATGAGGCTGTACAGTTTTTTTCTCAATATCACTATGACGGCATTAGAAGAACATACTTAAAATATAAGTTGACTTCAGCTGATAAGACTCGTTTGGCCGCAATTAATCCTAGTACAGAAACAGCTACTGATTCAGTTTCAGGTAACACAACAACTTGGTACGAAGATAACAATTATCTAGTAGTGCCACAAACAGTTATTTCAGTAATTAATATTTTTCCTTTTTCAGATAAAGGTAATTTAAATTTATTTGATGTTCGTTATCAATTACGATTAAATGATTTGTATGATTTTTCATCTACATCAATTATTAACTATGATTTAGTTTTAAGACATTTAGATTTCTTAGACCATGTTTTAGTTGGCGAAAAACCAATTCGTTTTAATCAACACGATAACAGACTATACATTGATATGGATTGGACAAACGATTTAACAACAGATGAATATATTGTTATTGAATGTTATCGTAAATTAGACCCAGCAACTTATTCAGATGTATGGAATGATATTTTCCTAAAAAGATATGTAACTGCTTTATTTAAAAAACAATGGGGTGCCAATTTAAGTAAATTTAACGGTGTAGCTATGGTTGGTGGTGTAACATTAAATGGCCAACAAATATTCTCAGAAGCAATACAAGACATTGACAAATTAGAACAGGAAATCAGAAGCACATACGAATTAAATCCAGCAATGATGATAGGATAATGCCATGGCCGTTAATCACTTTTTTCAAAATGGAAACGGAATTGGCAATACCAATGAACAAAGATTACACGAAGATTTAATCATTGAGGGTTTAAAAATTTATGGCCATGATGTCTATTATCTTCCTCGTTCATTAGTTAACCAAGATTTAATCTTAGGTGAAGATTCTCTTTCTAAGTTTGATGATTCATACTTAATTGAAATGTATGTAGAAACAAGTGACGGCTTTAGTGGCGAACAAGAATTAATTAACAAGTTTGGTTTAGAAATTAGACAAGACACTACATTTGTTTTATCTAAGAGAAGATGGAATGATGCTGTTGATTCAGTTCATACAATGATTAAAGAGGGTAGACCTAACGAAGGTGATATTATTTACTACCCATTAATGAATTCATTTTTTGAAATTAGTTTTGTTGAAGACCAAGAGCCATTCTTTCAATTAGGTAATTTACCTGTTTATAAATTGAGAGCAAGAAGGTGGGAATACAGTTCAGAAAGATTAAATACAGGTGTTACAGACATTGATAGTGCTGAAGACCAGTATTCATTAGACCAACTAGCACATCAAGTATCTTTAGAAGATGGTTCTGGTTCATTAGAATTAGAAAATGATAGTGCAAGTGGTGATAGTAATTATTTCTTACTTGAAACATATGCGATACAAACACAATCGCCATATGCAGATAATTTAGATTTAGATAGTGCAGCTGGTTTTAATACTGCTGATACTTCAGATGATATATTAGATTTCACAGAAAGAAATCCATTTGGTGAGGTAGACTTTTAATGTTTGGATATTTTTATAACGAAAGTATGAGAAAAATGACCGTGGCTTTCGGTCAACTTTTCAATAACATACAAATCAAAAGAACAGATAGCTCAGGGAATGTTGTTCAATCTATTCGTGTGCCTCTTGCATATGCACCCAAAGAAAAGTTTTTAGTTAGATTAGACCAAAAACCTAATTTAGATGAAAGAGAATTTGCAATCACATTACCGAGAATGGGTTTTGAAATTACAGGTATTTCTTATGATGGCAGTCGTAAATTAACTAAAATACAAAAATTTAAACAAGTTAAAAGTGGTACTGACGGTAAAATATTAAATTACAATTATACACCTGTACCATATAATATCAATTACAACTTATATATTTTTACTGCTACGGCTGAAGGTGGATTACAGATTGTAGAACAAATCTTACCATATTTTCAACCTGATTATACAGTATCTATCAAACAAATACCTGAATTAGAGATTGTAAGAGATGTACCAATTGTACTAAATAGTGTTAATTATGAAGACAGTTATTCAGGTGATTTTACAACTAGAAGAGCTGTTATTTACACTTTAGGGTTTACAGCGAAGACTTACTTATATGGTCCAGCACAAACTCAAAAGATTATTAAACAAACACAGGCCGATTTATATTCTGACATAAATCAGACGGAGGCCAGAGAAGAAAGAATTACTGTAGTACCTAATCCGACAAGTGCGGATGCGGATGATGACTTTGGTTTTACTACAACCATCACATTTTTTGAAGACGGAAAAAGTTATGATATTACTACAGATGAAGATAAATAATAGTATAAATATAAGAGAGATTTAAAAAGGTAACCTATGGCAATTAATAAAATTAAATCAACATCAATCGAAGATGATGCAATTACCTCAGCTAAAGTTGCTGACGGGGTTATTAGTGCAGCTGATGTGGCTGACGGCACACTTACAAGTGCTAAATTATCCTACCCTTTAACAACATTTAGTTCTACAGGTATAGATGATAA